CCTCTCTGAGCTATAAGCATGGCGACAATATCGTCTATGAATTTAACATTAGTTGGTTTTTTAAGAAGTTCTGGTACTATTTTTGAGATTGCAAGGTAAAGTGCCATAGATATTATTACGGGTCTAAGCGTTTCCTGGTCTAACATTTATAATAAGGAAACATTTATTTTTGGCTTCGTTCCTAATATTTGATCGTCTATTCTATGTTTTTTACAGTATTTTCCACATACAGCTTTAAAAGAACATTTCTTCCCTGATAAAGTAAACGCCTGGCATATCCTTTTATTTTCAGTATTTTGATTATCTGGTGCAGTCTGTAAAACTTTGATAGGTCGTGTCTTTTGACATTCAAGTTTCTTTTTTCTCATTTTATCTATAATCGACGCCATTTCATCGGGTGTCTTATTTGTAATATTTAACCTTTTTGATACATTTAAACAATCATCGTATGATTCAAGTGATGTTTGACGTCTATCTATCAAAACAGTTTTTCTATCTGTGAATTGTTTACCCTTGACACAGGGAAGTAAAAAATTGCTAGTCATTTTTTATGTTTGGTAATATTAACAACCACTTAGGTTAGTAAAGAATGCAATTTATTACAAAAAATAATAAAAAAGAGCAGAAACCAAAATGTAAAAAATGTAAAAAGACTACAAATAAACTACATAATACATGTTGGAATTGTCATTTAAAAAATGAAATGAAAAAACTTATAATAAGGGAAATCGGGCGTACGAAAAGATGGGAACAAAATTATAAAAATGCTACAACTTATAATAATTTTAATAAATTAATTATAACTTCTACATCAGAAAAACAGTTAAAAAGGGCGTATAAAAAAGGTGCTTTAAAAATACACCCAAACAAAGGTGGAAACTCTGAAAATTTCGTAAAGTTTAAAAATTTATACAATAATAAATTAAGAAACTTTTAATAATATAAAAGATAAAAACTTATACTTTATAATGTATCTTAAATGGACATCGGAATGTTATTTATGCGATTGTCCTTTGGATCCTCATATAAACACAAAAAATACCGAAGAACGTATTATTATTCGTGAATTTAGGAAATTACACCCAATTTTCACTGTTAATAATGAATTATATTTAAAATTTTTCGATATGACAATACGACGAGTATGTTATGCATGTTATTCAAAATCATATAATAAAATCCATCCATCATTTTTTAGAGACCGTGAATGTGGTCATATAAAAAATATATTTCCACAACCCAAGTCAAAAACAAAAGAGGAATTATTATATTGGTTTGAAGACCTAAAAAGATACTTAAGTAAAAGCCTATATACATAATAAATGAGTGAAAGTATTCAAAAACTCACACATGTGGAACATATTTTAAAACGTCCAGATTCATATGTTGGACCAGTTTCACGTGTAGCTGAGCCATATTGGGTATACGAAAACGACCACTTTGAAAGAAAAAATGTTATATATTCACCGGCACTTTTAAAGATATTTGATGAAATTTTGGTAAATGCAATTGATCGCAATTCCATGTACCCTAAAAATGTATCATCACTCGGCGTTTCTATAGATGTGACATCTGGTGAAATAACGATTGAAAATAATGGACCTCTGGGTGGTATAGCAGTAAAAATGCATGAAAAAGAAGGTATATGGAATCCAGAATTGACATTTGGTCATTTACTCACGAGTACAAATTATGATGATACACAAAAACGTGTTGTTGGAGGACGTAATGGATACGGGGCAAAACTTACAAACGTTTATTCAACAAAGTTTTCTATAAAAATAAAAGATGGTGAAAACAAGTGTATATACACCCAAGAATGGTCTAATAATATGAAAACGTGTGGTATCCCAAAAATAAAGAAATATTCAAGTTCGACATCAAGTGTTTCTATTTCTTTTATACCAGATTGGAAACGATTTGGTATGTCTAAAATGGATACTTCTATATACAAAATTTTTGAAAAACGAGTTTATGATGCAAATATATGTACGACGCAGAATTGTAAAGTTAAATTTCAGGGAAATCTTTTACCGAAATGTACATTTGCAAATTATTGTAAAATGTATACAAAAACAGATGAAATGTGTACGATTACGAGTGATAGATGGTCTGTCTGTATTGCGCCTTCGGATGATGGGTTTGAACATGTATCATTTGTAAATGGTATATGTACAATGAAAGGTGGTTCACATGTCGATCATGTATCTGGTATACTCGCAAATGGTATTATTGAAGATATGGCAAAAAAGATAAAACTTAGACCACAACAAGTAAAAAATGCATTTTTTATTTTTGTAAAGGCTACACTTGTAAACCCAATGTTTAGTAGTCAGGTTAAATCTGAATGTACTCTCAAACCACAAGATTTTGGTAGTAAATTCGAACCACCAAAAACTTTTATTAAAAATATTTTGAAAACTGGTATACAAGATGAACTACTTGCATTATCAAAATTTCGAGAAATGAAAGAACTCAAAAAAACAGATGGTTCTCGTAAATCAAAAATATCAGGTATACCAAAACTTGATGATGCAAATAAAGCGGGTACACAGCAATCAAGTAAATGCACTCTTATAATAACAGAAGGCGACTCTGCAAAAACATTGGCAATTTCCGGTCTTTCTGTAGTTGGAAGAGATCATTATGGTGTATTTCCCCTTCGAGGTAAATGTAAAAATGTACGCGATGCAAGTGTAAAACAACTCACCGAAAATAAGGAATTCAATGATCTCAAAAAGATTTTGGGACTTCAACAGGGTAAAGTATACACGTCATTATCCGAACTTCGTTATGGTAAACTCATGATAATGACAGATGCAGATAATGATGGGAGTCATATAAAAGGATTGATACTTAATATGATTCATTATTTTTGGCCGAGTTTATTAGATTTGAAATTTGTAGTAAGTATGGTAACCCCTATCATAAAAGCAACAAAGGGGTCAGAAACAAAGTCGTTTTATACAGATTCATCGTTTAGACAGTGGTATGGAAATGGAAAACATGGTTGGAAAATAAAGTATTATAAGGGTCTTGGTACATCTACATCTGCAGAAGCACGTGAATATTTCAAAAAAATAAAAGATTTAACAGTTCAGTTCGATACAGATAAACGTATGGATGACTCGATAATCTTAGCATTTGATAAAACAAAATCCGATTTACGTAAAACGTGGTTACTTGAAAGTAGTGAAAAAAATTCATCGGAACTCGAAATACCATATGGAAATGTTAATCGTCTCGGCGTTTCTGAATTCATTCATAAAGATCTCGTAAACTTCAGTCTTGCCGACTTGAAAAGATCAATCGCACATGTATCAGATGGTTTAAAACCTTCACAACGAAAGGTGTTATATGCATGTTTTACCAAAAATCTTACAACTGAAATGAAAGTTGCACAATTAGCGGCGTATGTTTCGGAAAAAACATCATACCATCACGGTGAAGTATCTTTAGCGGATACGATTGTAAAATTGGCACACGATTTTACTGGTTCAAATAACATTAATTTACTTGAACCATGTGGTCAATTTGGAACGAGACTTATGGGTGGTAAAGATGCGAGCCAAACTAGGTATATTTTTACAAAACTTACTAAAAATGCGAGAATACTTTTTGATCCGAAGGATGATCCAGTATTAAATTATCTCGATGATGATGGTAAACAGATAGAACCGGAATACTATGTACCTATTTTACCAACTGTTTTAGTAAATGGAACCGAAGGTATTGGTACAGGTTTTAGTTCTTATATACCCCCATTTAATCCGTCAGATATTAAACAAAATATTGAACGTATAATTTCAGGTGAAAACGTTATTCCTATGAAACCATGGTTTGATAAATTTAATGGTCGTGTATTCAGTAATGAAGATAACTTGTGGGTTACAGAGGGTGTATGGAGATGTTCTAATAAAAATATATTAATTACAGAACTACCACCCGGAAGATGGACACAGGAATACAAGGAATATTTAGATACACTTGTCGAAAAAAAGAAAATTTCAAGTTATGTAAATAATAGTACAACTGAAAACGTGAACTTTGAAATTATGGGGTATACGGGTAATAACGTTATAAAAGATTTTAAACTCCAAAAAACGTTTCATGTATCAAATATGCATTTATTTCATCCAGATAAGGGTATTTATAAATACACGAGCCCAGAAGAGATACTCGTTGACTTTGTTGATATACGAACAGAAACGTATAAGAAAAGAAAATTACATCTTATCAATAGTTTGAAAAATAAAGTTAAAAAATTGGAAAATACTTCACGGTTTGTTGACATGGTTATACACGAAAAACTAATTGTTTTTAAACGTAAACGTTCCGAACTCGAAAAGGAAATGGGAAAGATATTTGATAAAATAGATAATTCGTATGAATACCTCTTAAATATCAAAACATATCAGTACACTCACGAAGCCGTACAAAATCTCAGGGAAGAAACCACAAAAACAAAAAACGAACTCGAAGTGTTGCAAAATATGTCATGTATTGATATGTGGAAAAGGGATTTAAAAATATATAAACAGTAAGTAGTATAGTATGTGTGATACATCTGGCCCAAATACAGGTGCTGTCATATCACTTAATGCCATTGGTAAACAGGATACATACCTTTTAGATGATGATCCTGCCCATTCGTTCTTTAAGTATGATGTAAAAAAACATTCAAATTTTACAAAATTTCATAAAAGTACAACTATAAGTAAACCATCTACATCTTCATCATCATGGCCTTTTGGTGAAACTATAAAAGTTACACTTAACCCCAGAAATATGGGTGATCTTTTATCAAATATGTACGTGTCGTTTAATTTACCAGGTTTAACTGGTAACGATAGTTATTACGCAGACCAAATAGGTAGACATATTCTCAAAACTGTAACTATGCGTGTTGACGAAACAGTTGTTGAAATATTCCATGGGGATTGGGGCATTATATATGACGAATTATATTTAGATGAATCTGAAAAAAGAACAAAAAGATACACTTTAAATAGAAATAATGCTGAAGATACATCATTAACTACTAATAATCAAATTCTAACACAACAAAAATCACATGTATTTATACCTATACCACTTTTATTTTCGCGTAAATATGAAAGTGACGAATATGAAACAAATAAACCAAATAGGCCTTATTTTCCAACATGTGCTATACACAAACAAAAACTCGAGTTTATATTTGAATTTCATAAACAAGCATTTTTTACAAATGAAACAGATACACTCTCTTTAGATAAGTTTGATATCGTTACAGAAGAAATAACACTAGAACCAAGTGAGCGTATGTATATTGCAGGTAAAAAACATGTTTTAATTACAGATATTGTTAAAAAACATCCTACATTGGATATAGATGCAGGTACATTGAACGCTAAACTCGAACTTATACCAAAAACACCCGTTAAAACACTCAATTGGTTTTTTAGACAGAAATCATTTGAGGATGAAAATACATACGAGGGTGGTACCATTTTACGTTCAAATGTATTCGCTAACAGATATAATTTCTCATCAAATGCCGAATATTCTGTAATAAATGAATTCTATAATCCACCAATGGAAAAGGCTAAAATATTTGTAAATGGTGAAGATATGCCAAATATACAAAAATGTGGTCATACATATTTCAAATATATCGTTCCATTCACAAGTCGTTTATCAAGACCATTGCGTAATATTTACACGTATGCATTCTCGATGAATCCGATTAATGTGGAGCCATCGGGAATGTTAGATTTTAGCCGTTTACAATCAAATAGAACTGTTTTAGATGTCACTATGAAAGAAGGTCTTACAAGTGATTATACTTTACATTTATACTATGTAGGTTATCAAACATTTATTTTTGAAAATGGGGTAATGACACTTGTTTAGAAAAAAGTGCATTTTTATGATCGTGAATATACTCGATTATATTATTTTTTATACACCATCTTATGAAATTCAACTGTGCTACAGTAGTATGTATTTCATCAGGTGTACCTGGTACATGATACGATATCTTAGAAGATCTACAAAATGGATCGAATAATTTTTTACTATATCCATCTAAACTCGATTTATAAGCGCAATGTACACTGAATATTTTACCGTCTTTTGTTTTATATGATAAGTTGTTTTTCTTTGAATAATTTGTTATAAACCATTCAAGGTTTCGTAAAGAAATACCCCCTGTTTTATTGAGAATTTCTAAAAGTGTAGCTCTATTCTCGGGTACGTTGTAAAAGGTATCGATTGATGTTAGTAGAATAGCTGACTTATTCATTATTACATTATTCCACGCAATTCTCTAAATCCCTTTCTTGTTACTTCACATGCCGGACACCCCGGTTTAAATATACATTCTGTTAAACTATGTGTATGTCTTATACCATCGCTATTTTTAGGTGTCATTTCTATAGGTCCCATAAGTTGTGGTTGATCAGCATGACTTCCACACATTCCATTATCTTTAGCCCTTGCAAGACACGGTGTACCATCCTTTTTAAAACCTTTACAAAATTTAGATGAATCTGGGATAAACTGACATAATAACTTTGAATTCATATACAATTCTTTAGAAAGTATCATACACATTTCTACACGTGCTACGTGTCGTTCTTCATCGAGACGTTTATTTATAATTGGTAATAAATCATCTACAAGTTCATGTTTCTTTTGTTTTCTAGATACCATTATTATATATAACATGTTATTTTTTAAGCGATTTGAACATGTCACTGATTTTTTGTTGACCTTCTTCAATTTCTATTTTCTTCTTTGGACGTCTCTTTGGTTTTACACGTGTTAAAAGTTCACCAAATATCTCTTCTTTCGGATCTTCAAAGAGTGGTTCAATTAAATCACACACGGGGTTTAAGAATTTATTTATGAAATAATATGCATAATCGACTTTTAAATTGTTATCTTTTGCATATTTTGGATCTTCGGCTTTTTCATACGCTTTTGCTTTAGGGTCTCCTGTATCGAGAAGAATATAAGGTACACGATCACCCGATTGTGGTTCTGAACCAGGTTGTCGATCCCTCATTTTATTACGCACTTGAACATGTGCCAAATTTTGCGACTTATATGAATCAGATAAACCCTGACTTAATATAAGTTTTTCATTAGGTACATCACCTTCAATAAGTTCAATAGCTCTTTGTAAAGCGAGAGCCTTTGGAGGACCTGTATCACTACTTTCTAAAACAACATCTAGAAGTTCTTTACAAACTTCACGCATGTGAGGTGTATTATCTCTTCTTACCAGTTGAAGACCCTTTACATCTATATAATCCATATTCATATTACCATCCTTCCCTTTTGTCCAGAGTTTTGCAGCATACCGTTTCTTTGAATACAAAAAATAAGGACAATACACCTTTTCGAGTTCGAGATTATTAGGTGCTTTGAAAAGTTTAGTACACTCTTCGGCAGCCCGTTCACCTATTTCCCAACTATATTCAATTGCTTCTTTACCTTTACGATTACCTACATCGAATTCAACCATAACAGAATCAGTGTCTCCATATCTTACTTTTGAACCCGGGAAATTCTTTTCAACATACGCCTTTGTTTCGTCAATCATACTCCTACCTTTTAGAGTTACAGTTGATGCAATTTGCACACACGGTAACATACCCTTTGCAGCACCTGTAAAACCATATACAGAGTTCATGGATACTTTATACGCCAATTGTTTACCATTATACATTTCTTTCAAGGCGCCAGTTGATTTCGCCATATCCTTTTTTGCTTGTTTACGAAACTGTTTCAATTCTAAAAGAATATTCGGTAAAAGACTTGGAACATCTTGTGCAAATTTAGAAAAACCAAATGTTTCATATTTTACACCGGGTATGTTCTCATATTTCGAATCCATAACGAGTGTCGAATAACATAAGTTATGTGCCATCATGATAGATGGATATAGACCTTCAAAATCCAATGCAGTAATTGGTGTATAATACGCCCCTTTTTGCG